GCCTTTTTTATGAATCCTGGATCGGCACCCATATCCATCCAAGAACGAAAAAATGCATATCCTTTATCATAAAATATCGTATCCCTTGATGTCAATTTATAATACAAATCGTCAGTATAATCGTATTGTTCATATAACCATTCTATTATTTCTTTACTCGTATCATCACCAACTGTATCAGGGCCATTGTAGTAATAAAGTATTTTGTTTTGTTTCATCAAGAAATCACAGAAATCATATATATTGAAATGGATATATGGTGCATACATAGGTTGAACATCTACAACAATAACATTTCTTTTTCTTTTTTCATTTATAAATTGTTTTAGTCTCATTTAAGTGCCTCATCGAATTCTTCTTTTGAAACAAGCTTAGTTCCAAAATAATCAATATAATCTATTAATAGTAATTCTATATTACCATCATTCCTGATACCATAATATTCTTTACAATTTACCATTATTTCGTTGCCACTCATAAGAGCCTTATTTAAATCTGTTGTTTTATATACAGATTTTATAAATTTCTTAAATTCTTTGATAAATTCATTATATAAATTATCGACTTCCTTTATCTTATCTTTATACGCCTCAATTATTATTAATGGGTGGTTATTAGGAATTTCTTTTATTTTACCCTTATCCAATAACGAATATAATAAATCGACATATTTTGTATCATATTTTTCTATTATTGATTCATATTCATCCTCATCTTCATATAAATCACCGATAAACGGGCTCCACACATACTTAAATTTACCAATTGGAAATATGGAATATGTTGTTCCATAATCACTCGTTATCGATTCATAACCATTACAAAATATCGCATTTGATCTTGCCTTTATTTTAAATAAATCGTAAAATATATCATCTAATAATTTGTGAAATAATGGGTGTGTGTTTAATGGTTTTCTATCGGTTCTAACTTGCTTTTTAATAACATTTTTTGATTCATTTCTACCAGAATACATTAATTTTCGACAATATTTACCATTAGTCAATTCTTTAATAAAAGGCATGCATTCAGTATATACCATTTTTATTATTGAATATTCATCATATGAATATTCATTTATAAACTGTTTTAGTCTCATTCATTTTTCTCCATAAATTGTCACAAGTATGGCACCAATATCTATATCCACCCGGCAATCCAAATTCAATATGATCTGTTATTTTTTCTGTTTCACCACATTTTTTGCATTTTATCTTATTTGACATATTCTTTTTCATGTTTTGCATTCCATATCTGAACCTCTGTAGGTCTTACTGGTTTAAGACTTATTGATGAATTTAATGATTTAATAAAAGAATCTGGTAATATTCCTCTTTTTACAGTAAAAAGACTAATATGTGGTGTTATTTTACTAAATTTTATAGTATTATAATCTTTTGATATTTCCATAAATTCTTTTACGAACCTGTCATTTGGCTTGTATTCAATGACAATGAAATCTCTTGGAACTCTCTTACCTCTTAGTATTTTAATACCAACAGGTTTTAATTTATAATTTAACTTCAATGAATTGGCGGTTCTTACTAATTCATCTTTATCATAAGTTCCTTGTATCTGAGCTAATGATAAATGATATTCATCGGGATGTTGATAACGTATATCATTTTGTATCAATTCTGATTCTATATAATCAACAACATCTTTTATATCACTATAATTGAAACCAAATCCAATCATAGGATTTTCAAGTTTCTTGCCTTCTGTCATATATTGTTTTAATCTCATTTCACATTCCTTATTATATCATTACTACCACAGCGAGGACATGATCTACCATTCCAAAATGAATGACCGCAACATTTACAATAACACATCATCCTTGATACCTATTGCAATAATACCCTTTAAGGGTTTCTAACCACTCAATGTTTATACTATAATATCTATCACATTTAATTATACATTCTGTAGTTGTATGTGATGGTATTGACAAATATTTGTTAAGATTGGTAGAATTATATTCTACATCAACAATACGTTTAATATTTTTAAATACCAATTTTCTTGTAGGGCTATCAGGATCAAGATCTGAATAACTATCATAACTACCATATAAATCATGGGCATTCTCGATCCATATATACTTAAATTTACCAATGGGAAATATTATTACTGGGTTTCCCCAAGAATATGCATTGCTTATTGATTTTGTAGTGAACAATCCTTCTGTTCTTGGATTCCACCCAAATTTTGATTTAAGATAAGATCCAAGTTCATTATGTAAATCCATGTGAACAAATCGTGGTCTTCTGTTTGTTCTTGTTGTTTTGATTGTATAGAAATCAGGTATTTCACTACGTTTTACACCTCTATACAATAATTCAGATGCACCCTTCAATTCTTTAATAAACGGTTTACAATCTTTATTAAGATTGTTTCTCAATTCTTCCCAATGATCGGTATCAAAAATGGGTGATTCTATTAAATATTGTTGTAGTCTCATACGTTACATTTCCTATCCGTTGTTCTAAAATTTTTCTTACGCATTATGGTTTTTGATACCAATTCTAATTTACCATTATTATATTTCAATACTATTGGTATATTGATATCTGATTGAACATCATGTAATACAGCTTCCATATTATCCATTTTTGATAATGATGATGCGCATTTTGTATATACTTTATCAAATATATGTTTTAATTCTTCAATAGTAATATGTTTACCATTTCTTTTATCATTTACTCTATCAAGAAAATGTTTTGTAAACCATATATCTATATTTAATGTGCTAAATAGTCTATCTAATACTATTTCAAGTTGTTTGAGATCTTGTTTTGTCACTTTCTTTTGATCTTTAAGATCAATGAAACGGACAATTTTTACTTCATCAAGAAATTCTTGTATCTTTCTTAAAACCATAATAAACCTCTTTATTATACTTATGAATAATTGCCAAAGGTTTACTATTCAAGTATACAAATAAAAAACCCTATCTGGTCTATCCAGATAGGGTTACATAAGGAGAAAATATAGAGTTATTTACTTACATATCGAACTCGATATTTTTGATAGAATCAACAGTATTACCACCATTTTCTATCATACCAAGAATATCAAAGATTTTATCTGACCATCCACCAATAATGAATACATCATTTCTATTGATACTCAATGGTGTTGTTCCATATCCTTGAAGATCAAAAAGATACAGTTTAGCGTTTGGATTTTTACGCTTATATTCTTCCCATTCAGATACACAATTGCCGCCGTATACCTGACAATCTGTAAAACACATTACTTTGCTGTAAGATGTTTTTTGTTCATTCAACCATTGAAGAACTTTATGAAAGTGAGTTGAATATCCAACTTCACCCTCACGCTTATGAATTTTATCGGCATTACGGAGAATATCATTATGTGGAAAATTAACAACCTTCCATGTGTTACCAAACATTCCGGCTGTTGATGCCTTACATTTATAATGCATCATCATTGCCAAAACAGTTCCAATATCATACATAGTGATAACACTTCTTTTAGATACAGGCTGTTGCATACTACCAGAAACATCAGTAGCAATTAGAACTGTATCATTATCAAACATTGGAATATTCTGAATACTATACTTAATTGCCTTTTCAAGTGCATCAAGAACCATTCCAAGATAAGGTGAAGATACCTTTTTTTGATCTGTATCATTATAATACAAACCAAATCTTTGAATTTTATTTCCTGTCAACATACGATATGCCGCCAAGAAACGGAATGGAAGTTGTTTTGATCTTTTAACGGCATCTGGATCACTAATAAATTCACATACTTTATTCATACAATCCAAAGATACACCTTCTTCAAGAAAATTGCGGAGATTACGAAGCATTGCCATGTATCCCATTTTTCTTGAATTGATCATTTCTTCCCATTTTTCCTTTTTTGTTTTATCATTATCATCAGATAAAACTGTTTCCCAGGTATAAGCGGTATCAAGAGTATCATTTGCAATTTTATCAAACAATATTTCTTGTGATTTATCCAAAGGTTTTGGATGAGTAAGAAACAAAGCATCACGCAAACGAATTTCCTGTTTACGATTATACTTTGACCACTGATATTCATCAAACTTACCGGATTCAAATACTCTTTTAATACCGAGTTTGATTTGATTACTCAATTTATTAAGTTTCTTTGTTCCGGTTCTGTTATTTGCATACTGATAGTATGCAAGCATTTCAGTGATTTCATCTGGTCTCTGAATAACTCTTTCTACCAGGCGAGACACCCAGCCTTGTCCTGTATATATCCTCGCCAATTCCACAGCCATTACTGTCGGAACACTACGAAGATACATCTTTTCACGGGCATAGATTGCCAATTTAGCAGAAAATTCAGGATCTACTGATTGAATCAATTCTTTCATTCTATCAAGTGAATCATTTTCTGATTCATAAAACTTGTCTCTCAATGCATTGGTTACCACCAATGTATAAAGTTCAAGTTCATCACCCATTTTATAGGACTTTGCCCCTTCATGATTTGTTGTTACATTTTTGCTTTTTGTTGTTCTATTGTATTTTGACATTTTTTTACTCCTTTGGTTTTATAAACGACACAAAGAATCGTTATTTATTTAAAATAATTTATACCATATTTCTTATAAAGTTCTATATCATATTCATCACAAATATTTACACCAACCCAACATGATACATAAAAATACCACCATAAATCATGTAAAGCCTTTTTTAGTGACATTTTTTCTATTATCATAAAAATCGGCACCAACCACCAAAATATACCAATGGTTACGAGAGGAAAATAAAATATACAAAATAATTTTCTTACCCAATTTGGTCTTAATTCTGGTAATGTATTCCATTCATCCATTTTCTCTTACCTCAATCACATAATCGGCATATGATTCAATGCTATCAATTTTATATTCTTTGCCATCAACTTCTACAGAATATTCATTATAACCAAAATTATTATCATAAACGAACCAATACAAATCATCTGAATATATCCCAATCGATTCTGATAACACTTCGATAGAAAGATCAATTGTTTTCCAGGTTTCATCAAATAATGGTCCTTCTATTGTGCATCCGACAATTTCATCAAGTTTATCAAAAAGGGAAGAAACGCTTGTATACCTTTCTTCCAATCTTTTAAGATATTCTATGATTTTTTCTTTATCCAACATATTTTCACCTTTATAATAAAATTAATATTAACCACATTAAAAACAGATGTAAAGTATTATCCTGAACAGTATTAACAAATGCGCCAAATGATATATTTACTGAATCACGAACTGTTGCCGGATCATTCATATCTTTTCCTTCAATTTCTGATTTCCATGATCTAATACCATTGATTTCACACCAATGTTGAATAAAATCATACCTATCAAGAATCCAATGAGATAAAAATATCAAAATAACTTGTGATGCAGAAAGTGAATATGGGATAACAGATAAAAATCCGATAATAATCACTGTATACATGAAACAATGAATAAAACAAGCTAATGTTCCCTCAAAACCTTTCTTTTTCTTTGATTGGGCCATCCAATTATTCTGGAAAAAATAATCACCGAACAAATGCCCAAACAATAGATATACAAATAAGTTATTCATTAATATTTTGGAATCCTATCATTATATTTCTCTATTAAATAGAGAAACCCATCACAAAATTCATTAAATGAATATGTTTTATCAATCAAATTGGTTATTTCACAATCATGGTGTAGTCCATTCCATTCACCACATATAACACATCTATACGCGCCACGTTCATCATAATTTACACCTGGCTTTTCAATACACGTTAGAAAGTGATTGACCATATCTGATACTTTGTTTCTTATCAGTCCATCCGATATGTGATACCAATAACCAGCTGGGTCTGGAATATCAGCCGTTTTTCTTACATAATCACGCAGTGTTTCCATCGCATTGGCACCATGTGGATTACAATCTTCAAACATTTCATGTAGTAATTTACATAATTCTTTTTATTCATTATAATCAATCCTCAAAACCCATTAAAATATCAAACGATGGAAGTGCGTCAAATAATTTTTCCCTAAACTTTCTTGTTTCTTCGTTTTCATTGGTGGTCATTGGATTTTGCACATACGCCTTCAATAAGTATGCGTCTTTTGGGCTAAGATCTAATGATACTTTTGTTACAGTTATAAGTGTTGTTTTCATAATATTCACAGATTATTTTTCAATAAAAAATACCCTCTAACAATGATATATTAACATCATTAGAGGGTATTGTCAACTATTATATAAAATATTTATTCTATTTTTCTATTTCTTCCTGTAATAGTTTCTTTTCGTCATCACCTGCCCAGTTAATCTGGATATCAGACTGATTTTTTGTTGTAAATGTGGCCGTAAACATACCGTTTGTTACGTCAATATCAATTTTTTCAGTTCCTTTTGGGATCTTGGCTTTAAAATTAAATTTGCCGAATTCTTCTTTATTGCCTTTAATATAAAAAACATCATTTACAATTTCAACATCAATATCATCTTTCGAATATCCTGGAACCGGAAATTGAAGTTTATTGTTCTCAAATTTATATCCTATAGTATCAAATGGACTTTGATAATCATCAAAATTAAACATGGTATTAAAAAGTTTTTCAACATCGTAATTTACATACATATTAATATCTCCTTTTTCACCCATTCGGGATCAAATTATATTATAATCATATTATATAATTTGTCAAGAGAAAAATGATAAAATTTTAATCATCTATAATATCATAAGTTTTATCAAATACACTTTCTTTAACCGCCCAGAACTCTCCCTCGGCTCCTTTAAGTATCCATGATCCTTTATTAACACTCATTATACCCTCAAGAGTTTTTATGTTCGGGTAATTAAGTGTATTATCATAATTGTCTTCACCAAGAAATTCTCTACATTCTTTATAATTGTCCCCGGTAAACTGCAAACACTCATGAACAATTGGTCTTTTTCTACATTTTTTAATCATTATTCAACCTTTTCACATTCTATTGATATTTTGCCATCATCACTTTTTGTATATACAAAACAATATCGCGGTATTTGATATCCACGTTCAACATAATCAAAATATTTTTTGAAACACCTTTGTATTCTATAACCTGTTCGGCATATTGAGCGACAGCAGATATAACCAGTATATCTTTCATTATCATTAATACTTCATCATAATGATGTTCTATCATATCCATTGATATGACAAATTTTCCAAGATTATTTGATACATCACGATACATCATAATATCACCAATTTTCCTTCAAATATACATTTTTCAAATGATTGAATATTATTTTTACCATACGCCACTAATACTGATGGGGCGCCAGCTGTATTATTTCCAGGTGTTCCATCAACATTATAAAATCTTAATCTTCCTTTGATAAAATATAAAGCATCAGCTTTGTCCCATATATAATCAAAAAACATTCTTGTTTCTGTTCTGGCGAAAATGAGGGCAATTCCATTACCATGATTTGATAAGGCATGCAACCATTTACCTGTCTGTGTTCCGTATGGTGGATTGCACCATACTCTACCAAACCAATTTTTACTTAATCCATCATCAAGTTCCGTAAAATGATGTTTTGCTGTGTCCCATGGCCTATTAATAGGTGAACATGGATCAAGATCAAATTCACCAAGACTTTTTATAAGTTCTGGTGGTGTCAACCATTCATCTTTAGCATTGATTGTACTTCTATCAGCAAATTTATTTTTTGATTTCATTTTTAATTTCTTGTTCTATAAGATCAATAGTATCTTGATGTAGTATAAAGGCGTGTTTGTTATCATTATAATAATCTACCCAATACCCACCAAATTTTCTACTCATCCCTTTCCAATCGCAAATCATTTGTTTCACATATTTTTTTGGCATAGGAACAGGGATAATTTCATCTTTTCTTGTCAAACATACCCAAAAGTTCCAATGGTGTTTATTTCTTTTTTGATGAAGTAACCATCCCTTTAAAAAATTTTCATCATTTTCATCATCTTTATTATACACTTTTGTTCTATTTTTGGAAAAGAAGAATTTAGCGTATGGAATAAATTCAGAAGGCCTGAATTTTGACATATCATGAGTGATAGCGTGCCAATACAGACCTTCTTTACAACATTCAATACCTACATTGATCTTATGTTCTACAATATATTTAAAATAATCAATGTATGGTTTAATCATTTATCCATTTCTCCCAATTTTTATTATATTCTTTCTTTTCCATATTATATCTACATAACCAAAATTCAATAATGGTATCACCGGTTTCTATACTTTTATAAGTGGTTGATTTATATTTATTTAAACATTGTGGACAAATTACATATCCACCAAAAAACCAGAATTTCCACTCTCCACATTCACATTTTAATTGTTTCGGTAAATTCATACTATCTCCTTATATAAGATCGCATTGTCCGCCCGCACAAGCAAGTTCTGTTTCCATTTGTGTTGTATCTTCCTTTTCATATTCTGGTAATCTATCCCAATGTATTTCTTTCGGAAATTTACTTACCAATTCATCATATTTTTCTTTTGAAATTGCTTCATAAGGGGCATTTTCATAGATATGATCATCTTTAGGAAAGAATGAAAGTCCACCAATATCATCCCAATTTTTCCAAATCCAATCGGCGACAGCAAAATAATCATCATCGGTATAATATATCGTTTGTGATGGATTTCCATCACAATATGTATTACGATATACCTTCCATAGTTGTAGTTGTTTTAATGCCCCCATATCACCATTACAAATACTATGATCTGGTGATTTGATATAAAACTCGAAGATATACTTGTCGTCATCTTCAACATATTTGATACCAGCATCAATCATCAATTGTGATAATGGATCTTTTTTATCATTTCTTACCCTACGAATATAATATTTGGAATATCGTGGATGAATACCTGATGATGTATCACAAAGTTGAGACACAGTTCCAGATGGTTTAACAAGTGTAAGTTGTGTTGGTCTATTAATACCAAGAGCATCAGCCACTTCATTGGCTGTTTCTCTACATACTTGTTTAATTTCAGTAAGCCATTCTTCAAGGACATCAAACCCTTCTTGGCCACTTAGAATTTTATGATCCATAATACCTGTCATTGAAATACCGAGCAATCGTTCTTCTTCGGCATTATTTTTCCATACTTTTCTAAGATATCTAAAATTGGTAAGTGTTGATTGGAACACACCAATTACAGTAGCCCATTTGGCTTTTTCTTTCATAACTTCAAGAGTATCATTAGGTCTGATAATTTGTTCTGTAAGATTACAAAAACCACCAGTATCTCTTAAAATGGCTTCACCACAAGGATTGATAATATAATCACCATCATATTCTCGGCCACAAGCCTCGGCTTTCTGTTTTAGAGCAACTTTATTGATGATACCACGTTCACCAGATTTTGATTTATAAAGGGTTCGCCATTCTTTTGAAAATGCATCAATATCTGGTTTTTCTGTATAAGCAACAGAATTATTGGCCAAACCTCTTTGTGGTTCTATAATCCACCATTGTCCAGTTTTAGCACGACGCATACGATCATCGGTAAGGTTTGATAAAGAAATAGTTGCAGACCGTCTTACAGATCCTACAATAACAGTTTCGGCAATTTTACAAATAAGATCATGACATTCTATAGAACGGAGTTTTCTTCCCTTGGCATTTTTAAATAATCTTACAGTAAATTTAAACAATTTGTTTAATGGCTCCGGCCCTGAAGCCCTACCACCAAATGTTTTTAAACGGGCACCGGCTGGTCTTACTTTGGAAAGATCCCATCTTGGAATTTGACCATTATATAACATAGATATAAGTTCTTTTAATGCTGTTGCCCATCCAATTTTAGAATCCCTAACCACAATTACTGTTTCAGATTCATACATTTCTTCATCAATAGATGGCAACCTATTGATATACTGTCTTTCGACAGAGAAACCAAAACCACAACCACACATCAAAAGATAAAAACATTCGTCAAATACTCTTGGATGCGTAACAGCCGCAGCAGAACAGTTGTAACCGGCAGCCTCATCCCTTTTAAGAGCCTTACCGGCCGTCATCATGACACGCATACTTGGCATTACATCTCTTCTTCTGATATATTCTGTCATATTATTAATATACGACTCAATCGTATCATCAATGTTACCATCATTAGTATACCTGTCCAACCAATAATCATGAAATCTATCTATTGTTTCATCCCATGTTTCCCTTCTATTTTCTTTATCAATCCATCTTGAATATTTACTAAGATGAATATATGTTTGCATTTCTTTTGTTATATCCATATTTTACATACCTACAACTACCCTATTCAGGGATTGTCCACTTATAGTAGACAAAAATAGGGTATTGTAGTATGAAAACTACAATACCCTAAAATAATACTTATTTATCGACCGGTTGAATTAAAACCGTCATTACCTCTTTCTGTTTCTGTTAATTCATCTACAATTTTAAATTCATAAGGAAGTTTTGTAGTGATTAACATTTGAGCAATTTTATCTGATATAAAAATATCATATGGTTTATTAGTTGTATTCAACATTAATACACATATTTCTCCTCGATATCCAGTATCAATGGTACCGGGAGAATTTGTAATAATAATACCTTTATACCCCATGCCTGATCTTGATCTAATTTGAGCTTCGGTATTTTTTGGTAATTCTATAGATACCCCGGTATGAACCATTTCTACTATTCCGGGATATAGTGTTATGTTTTCTATAGAAAACAAATCATAACCGACATCACCATCTTTAGCTCTTATTGGTAGTATAGCATCATTACTCAATAATTTTATATTTATATTTGGTAATGTGAATATATAAGGATTTTTGAACACAACACTACAAGATGAGCAATAATATGTGTCATAATAACTATAATATGAATTATTACCACATATTCTACATACAAATCTATTATCTATATGAAGACCATCACTTTTTACTTCTACCATTTTTCACCTATTTTTTATCAACAAATTGCTTTACTCTATTTTTTCTACTATTAAAATATTCTATAATAGCATCTTCACCAAATTTCCAATTATTTTTTGCTTCTCTGGCATCTTTCAATTTAGTAAAGATATCCGGTAATGATTCCCAATGAACATAGCTAACAACTTTATATCCTTTCACTTTTGTAACTCCTTGAAATAAGGTTAATAATAAAGATATACTTGAATTGTATATCAACTGACACTTTTATTTATATAGATATTATATCAAATTTCAAAATAAATGTAAATTGATTTATAATTTTACTAAAAACTCATATAGTTTCCTATATTCATCAGTAATAGATTCTAATGACATGGTATATGTCATTCTTTCAGATTCATATAAATCATTGCCCATACCATCAGATAATGTTATGACATATGTCATACCATCAGCAAAATCTTGACATGGATATATAGATACCACAACATCTTCGCTTACTGCTTTTTGTATTACATCTTGTAAATCAATCATATCGTTTCTTCTCTATAATAAGTAATTAATTCATTTGCTGTATAAAATACAGGCATACCACACTCAATAGCCTTTTTTACTTCATTATCAGCACCATGACTATCACCTTCAAGACGTAATAAACAATCACATGTTGGAACCCATTCAAGATCGTATTCGATCCAATCTTGATAATCTCTCGGAAATATAATATGTTGAAAATGGCTTAATAATGGTACAAATGGAACAAATCCACATGTCATTAAAAGATCTGCCGCTTCTATTTGATTTCTTACATTTATAGCTGTATCACCTTTCGTATATGGTGATGCAATATATACTTTAATTTTTTTCATTACATATTCTCCTTTCTGGAATTTCATCATAGGATATATTTTTAGAATTTTCTCGATATATCTTTGTTTTCCTAAAAATCCAAAACCCCACAGTTCTCTTGATATAAATGTATATGTCACCATTACTATAAATATCATAATAAGGCATAACATCTTCTGGTTTAAATGGATACCATGATATACATCCATCAAAACCAATTTTAATCACATACCATTCCAGCTTATCACTTGATACCAACTTTTTCTGTTTTTTCATAACTCACACATTTTCCATTTAATTTACAATTTAAATGATAAAATTCAATTTCTTCTTTTGAATAATAACTATCAGGAATATAAATTACTCCAATATCACCACGCGCATATTCTTCATCAGTAATAGGTTTATCACAGTAGATACAAATTATATTTTTTGTTTTATCCATTTTATTTAAAATACCTTTTTAAGAATATAAGCAGATATTATACCCAATATAATTGATACAAGTATTGTTCCAATAAATGATAGAATATACCACATAATATCAATATAGTTCCATAAATTTAGTTTCAATATTTGTAAAATTTTCAATCACTTCTGGATATTCATTATTTTTTACGAACTCCCATATCATATCTGGTTCAGGGTATTCATAATATTGATAGTCATTCCATATAACATCTTGTATTGCCTGTGGTATACAACGAAAATCCATAAGAACTTTATTAAACTTATATCTTTCAATAAGATCATTATCGATCAACCATTGTTTAGGTCCATATTCCATTACTTTATTAAATGCAGACGGACCAAACCCAGGTTTACGTTTTCCTACCGGATAATCAAGAGGTGTTTTAATATTAAAAATACTATCTTTGCTTTGGCCACATAAACATTGTTCCAATAAAAAAATATCGGTATTAGGATGTTTTATGTGTTGTTTTTTAATAGGATTGTATATTTTAATTCTGTCACAATACAATTGAACAAAATCTTTATCTGTTGATATAATTTCACATGGTCTTGTTTCTTTTAAAGCAATCACACCAATTATATCATCACCTTCACATTTATCAATTTTCAATACTTTTATAGGAAGATGTGATCTTAATTCTTCTTGAAATTTATCAAATTCACAAAAAAACTCATCCCACGGAAATTCACTTTTATCCTTTTTCTTTTTTAATTTTCTATCTTCTTTATACCTCGGCCATACATCATATCGCCATGAGTTCTGATCATCTACAGCAAATACAAATGTTCCAACATTTTTGATAGCAAACAATGATGTATAGATACTATTGAACATTAAATATTTCCAATATTTATAATCAATGGATCTAACAACTCTATTAGAATCATAGGTTATCACATCTTTTGAATGAATACATCTCATTGCAAGATTATTTGCATCCATAAGAACGACTTTACTCATTTTCTCTCTCTTTTAATAATTTTTTAATATCAGATAATTTGAATTCCAATTCAGATACACTATCATCAAGATTATTTTTGATTGTTGTAAGATGATCCTTTAATTCTATTAAACAATCAGTATATCCATCATTATATGAAGAATCCATCACAACATCGATATCATGATTAACAGAACATTCACAAGGCTCAACAAAAATACCAAGATCCTCATATTCAATAACAGTGAGAGGATTAAAACATTTATTACATTTTAATTTTTTCATGTTATACAATTTTCACTTTAACTTTAAATGGTTTTTGATCATAATGCTTGCACATTAATGTATTTTCATATAATAATACACATTTCTCCTTATTTAATCTACATTTACCTTTTATTTTACTATAATGAATGCAGTTCTTCTCCAGTTCTTTATTCATAATATTCCCATATTATAATTATATTTGTCGTTATGAACACAATAATCATCTATAATGAATCATTCAGTAGATAATTATTTTATTTTTCTTCGATAGGTTTTTCCAGAGTCGTCAGTATATGATATATAAAAATCACGATTTTTATATCTTGTTCCTTGCATATATTGTTGTATTTTAGATCCAGATTTAAATCTTAATCTTTTACGGTCGTTCACCATATTATTAAAAAATTCATTTTTAGAACAATTGAAAACTGGAAATTCATTATTCCCAACTTTTACGACATCATCGGCAAACACATCTTTAACATCGGTTGGAATTTCGGTTGGTTTTGATTGTTCTTGTTCTTCCCTATAATTATCTGTGACAGCTGTCTCATTATCTATAAATTCACTCATAATCACCTCTTTCATTATTATCTATTATACCATCATTAATGGCTTCAGTCAAAACATGATCAAGAATTTTATCTATCGTATCTTCATTGAGTGGCATACCATAATGACGGTATTTATGTGATTTAATAAGTTTTACCGTCTTCTTTAAAAGAGATTTAAGTTTGCCTTTCTCTTTTGGTTTTTCTTTATATTCATTAGTTATATTAATTGTTGCCTTTTTGCCTTTACCTTCTTTGGTAAAAATACGTTTAATCTCTTTATATTTGTTTTTACTTGTGCCACTTGTGGATATATAATATTTAACAAGTTCTGTTTTTAATCCTCTATCACGAGTATGATCTATAAAAGTTTCCCATTTATCATTATCGATAATCATGTTGTCTGACATTATATAATCAAGAATAAATAACGAGACAATATCCGCAAATTCATTTACATCAACTTTAATACTTGCCATTATGTTCTCACCGATATTGTATTTTCATTAGTCAATTTTGATATATGTAATTTTACATCAGTTCTTATTCTTAAATCATCTTTTGATTTTAAAGAATTAAGAACACCAGACATTCCTCTTAAATAGAGAAGTTTTAAAAAATATCCCCATTTATCATCCTCATAATTATCAACAAGCATATATTTTTGCTTATCTTTTAATGATTCACGAATATATTGGATGATAAATTCATCAAACTCATTTTTAGTGTATAAATCTTGCATAATTATATTATATTATATTTTCGTTATAATGTTAAAATACTATCTAATTTGTATTTATAAATATAAGTATGAAAACTAAGAAATGTGAAAAGATAATTCAATTGAATTACAATGATATTAAGGATGTTAGGGATAAATTATTAAAAGAACAAAATGGTTTATGCCTTATATCAAAAAAACGACCAAAAAGACCTGTTGTAGATCATCACCACAAAAGAAAAATAAAAGGAACAGGTCTTGTTCGTGGTGTTATTGATTCAAATATGAATGTATTTCTAGCAAAAATAGAAAACAATGCATGTAGATATGGTATAGAACAATCAGAATTACCTACAATTTTAAGAAACATTGCGGATTATCTTGAAAGAGAACATTTGCCATATATACATCCAACAGAAAAACCAAAAAGACAAATATTAACTAAATCATCATACAATAAATTAAAAAAGGCATGGAAATTGGATACAAAACGCAAACCAAAATTACCTGAATATAAAACAAAAAATAATAAAAATATTCAAACACTTACGAAACAATTAAAAAAATTATTTAATAGATATGATATAGAACCAGAGTTTTATAAATAATCATTGTCTTTTTCCAACGGCCAAACCAAATAATCCACTAACTATACTCGTAAGTATCATAGATGGATCTGATAAAATAATCATTGCCATTGCACCAAGTATTGTTACAGCAATTATTACAAGATCTTTATCATCAAACCCACGATCTCTAATAACTGTTGTATATTCTATATCATTGGGTATTTGTATATCTTTTAATAAATCTTCTGTTTCAATATCTTCTTTTGTTGTATTAATATTAGTATCCATATTATTTTAATGGATGTTTTTTAACATCCATTTTTATCTCTTTTTTCTTTTTATTCTTGCCTCTCCAGTATGTAGATCCAATACCAACATCTTTAACATTGGCACAGAATCCTTTAACTTTATCAGATCCTATGTGTTTTTGCATTTTTGATACACAAGCATCAAAAAATCCCTTTTCATTAGGTTTTTTGCCTATTTTCTTAGACAATTTTTCAACTGATGATTTGTCCCACCCTTTTGGTAATTTGCCATATACTGTCTCATATAAAAATTTTTTAAATCTCATATTATTCACCGATAATAATTCTTAACATTTTAATATTGGTATCATGACCTGTGCATTTACATTCGAATAGTCCATTTATCGGACCTTTCATATATATATCACCAATAAAATCAAGAATTTTATGTCTTACGAATTCGTCCGGCCAATATAGTTCTGTATTTATTATACTATTATTATCAAGTATAATGGCATTATCGGATGAACCGCCTTTTATGATTCCAATTTTTTGTAATTTTTTAATATCATCAATCATTGCAAATGTTCTTGCCGGAGCTATTTCTTTTTCATAATCAACATTGGAATCGTATATAAATGTTTGTTTTCCTATAACTGGATGGTCAAAATCAATTGTCATTATTACTTTAAATCCAGGATAAGGAGAAGCTTTTATTACAGCGTTGCCATTTTGTAATACCATTTCTTTTTCTATACATATATATTTACATTTTTTATCAAATTTTTTAACCCCGGCGGATTTTATTAAATGATATAATGATATAGAAGATCCATCTAATATAGGTATTCCAGAACCATATACTGTTATATCTACATTATGTATATTACATGCATGTAATGCCGACATAAGATGTTCTATAGTTGAAATAGAAATATCAGTTATTCCAATATTTGTAGAACACATAGTATCGATAACCGATATTGGATCACATGCAATTATTTCTATTTTACCATCAGTAGTGGTAAAAAATCTTATACCTGTTGTATCATTGCTTGGTAATAACTTTACAGTGCATAAGTCACCACCGCGCAAAGAAATCCCGGTGATAGACACCGGGTATTTAATAGTCGTTTGATACATTATTTTAGATGTTTCATCATCACTGAATATTTATGTTCAAGAATCTCATCAATGATTTCTTGATCTGTATCTTCATCAATGAGATTTTCCGCATATTCAAAATAATCTGTCATTTCATGAATAGTCCGATCAGTGAATACACGAATGTTATTGATTTCTGATTCATCCATATATGATTTTGATTCTTTAATTTGTGATCCTGATGCGATTTTATCAAGATTTGTTTTAATCACTTTTCCATCCTTTAACTTGTATATATTCACGTTATCGTAACGACTGATGGCCTTTTTTAATTCATAATTTGCCCATTGCCATAAGTTATCCTCAACTTTTGGTGTCAATCTATCTATTTGAACAGTATATCCATCTCTTATTCTTCTTCTAATACGGATAAAACCTCTTTTCAAGAGATTTGTCATAATTTCTTCTCTTGCCCTACCTTCAAGACCGGCGGACATTGATTCATCATATTTATCATATATTTTTTGTAATTTTTCTTTAGTATATCCAAATTTTTCTGGTGACTTTATCACACTGCCAATGTGATATGATTCCGGTTCAAGTATTTCACCTTTTGGTGTAATCCAATAAGCAACAGTCAGTTTCATTTTATGACCTCACCTGTAAATATATCAATATCTATAATTCTTGATCCTGTAAACATATTACCTGTTTGCTCTTCAGCAATAAATAAAAATTTCTTTCCTCTATGTGATCCTTTCACCAATTTTGAAAAAAACTCAGTAAACATATCACCGGCATCATCAACAGTTATACCTTTACCATCGATTTTAAATTTTGTCAATTCTTTGCCAATACCAGAATTTTTGTTTGTTCCAATTTCGACAAAACTATTTTTATCTTTAAAAAGAACAGAATATTGGTCATATTTCTTTCCAAGATCAATAATTTCTTTTTTAGTTATATTTGGGATAAATAATGATTTTTCATTAACAAATCCGGTTTCTTCTTTATAACCACCTTTTAACGGAATGAAACCATACCCCATTTTACGAACATCTTTGATTAGTTCTTTATATCTTTGTTCGTTTTCTTTTTTCGTATAATCGTTTCTAAACGGTGATATTACACCGAAAGTTTTATCACTCTTTATATGTTGCATGATACGTGATAATGAACTTTCGTTGATAAATTCTTTTAATCTCATACTAAACTCCATTTGTCAATAGTATTTATGTATACTATAAACAAAGATACCCGGATATGCAAAAAGCATATCCGGGTGAAAAATGGCACCCCCGGCAGGATTCAAACCTGCAACCCACAGCTTAGAAGGCTGTTGCTCTATTCAGTTGAGCTACGAGGGCATGTATGGAAGAGGCGGGTAGAGTCGAACTACCGTAGAATGGGTCAAAGCCATTTGCACTACCGTTGTGCTACGCCTCCATTACCTAAAATGTTCTTGTTGATTTATTCATATTCAATGATCCGTAATTATCTGTTAAACTGTGACAATTTGGACATAATAATTCAAGATTTTCTTCATTATTATTTTTATAATTACCATCAATATGATGTATTTCAAGTGGTGATTTCTTTGTTACTGGATGTAACACATCCCATCCACATTTTTTACATTTATTATTATATTTTTCAAATAAATATTTTTTAATATAACGTGATGTAGATGTATCACCTCTAATGCCGTCAACCAATCCAAGTTTCCATTTATTTAACCAAATATAATATTTATATTCGTATTGACATTTATGACAACAATATTTTCGTTGATCTTTTATCAACCTTTTACCACAATACAGACAACATTTTTCCTTTTCTCGTTCTATAGTAGGATCATTGCCACCGCAATCAATACAATATGTTAATTTCTCTGATGCCCTCTTTCTTATCTTATGTTTTTTACCACACTTGGGGCAAGTAGCATCTTTCAATTCATTTTGTGTGTCTTTGCTGGTGCTAAATGACCTTGCACATTTACTGCTACAAAATCTGCCTGATCCATATGATCCATCATGATCTTTATTACATTTTTCACATTTCATAATTTGAACCCTTTATATATTATAAATGTATTTATATAAATGGGTTGAAATTACATCAATTATTTTTATTCTTTTTCCATATTCTCCACAGACTGTTCCAAGGCTTCGATTATGACACGACTGAGTTCAGCATCAATAACATCTTTATCGACACCACAATTTTCATCGTAATCATATTCGATATTCAGAACACATGGATCATTCTGGTCAACTTCAAGGTCTTTAAGAATTATGGTAACTCCTATATCTGTAAGAATAAGAGGAACTTCTTTTGTATTTTCACTCATAATATACTCCCATCATTTATAAAAACATTATATTATATTATTTATATAATGTCAATCAAACATCTTCAAAAAGTTCTTTTGGAATAAATTCAACACCGATTGTTTCCACAGTAACAATCTCATTGACTGGAATTGCAAGCAGTCGATCGCTGCCGAGAGCCGTAACATATTCCATGCTGGTTATTTTACCGGTACTATCAATTTTTATATCAAATTCACGAAACCATTTTTCGGTGACAAATCCATTTTTAAACGAAAGACGAATTTTCATACATTGCGTTAAACTTGGATCATCAATTTTTTTCGTAAGATCTCGTTCATAGTTTATAATATCAAGTAATTCACTCATATATTTTGCCTTTATGTTTGATTTTACGAGTATATTTAATTTTTTTAGGAATTATTTGAGTAACGGTTTTACGGTGGCCAGAAATAAACTCATTTCTGGCCACTTTCTTTACCACTTTAATTGTTCGTTTCTCCATTGTACACCTCACAAAGTCTGTTGGTATCCGACAAATGGATTACATTGGAATTATAAGACAGATGCCTTACATATCCATCATCAGATACCTTTCTGAACCACTGACATCCATCTGTAAAGGTAAACAATGTACCAATATCAACAGAATGAAACGGTTCAATCAACGATCTTGATCTTGACGACTGTTCGCTTGCCACATTCACACTGGTATTCATAATGATTATAACCCCCTTTCTGATATGCGTCAACAACATTACTAAATACGTTGGATTTACGACCACATTCACATACAACTTTTTTATATCCTTTATCCATTTGAATACCTCTTTATTTTATGATTAAACGACAATCAATGTGATACTGGATACAACCAGATACATACTCAGAAAGTTCTTTACAATTTGACAATTCAAGTTCTGTAACAATCATTTCGGCCCATTCCGTAACACCTTCCTTGGTAGGGTGAATATTCTTGAAAAAATAAATACCGTTTTCTACCAAAGTCTCAACTGTATCGTATACACTCATCTTTACCTCTTTGTTTCCTTGATTATGTGTATACTATACAATATCAAACATGAATGTCAAGGATTATTTTCAATCATCGGCAATTACCCATCCATCAGCCTTTACATCGTAATTATAATCATCTACGCGACATGGACGATAAAATTTACTATTATTAATCGTTATCCGAACAACTGTCCACGGGACATTTTCTTCCAATTGGAATGCCTTTGAGGCAAGATCAGCCGCTTCAAATTTATCAAAAATTTCAGGTGTTACACCAAACATAATGATACCCTCTATACAGTTACAATTTTTGAATGTATTGCCCCATCATTAACATATAATTTGCGTTCAAGGTTACCACCATTGGAATACTCAATATAATCATCTTTCGTGGCTTTCATTGCAAAAAGATTCTTATAATTGAGTTTGGCGTATGCCTTCATAGTTTTATGTTTTTCCATCATGGAAGACACAATCTCAAGAACAATATTGTCAGATCCGATAGCGATATACATTATAGTCTCCTTGTTTCCTTGATTGTGTCTATACTATGACACACTAATAAAGAATGTCAAGAATTATCTTTAGGCTCGATACATACTTCTGGGCAACAAAAACATTTAAATTCATATCCTTCTATCGGAAGAGTGGACCCTATATCCTCTATAATCCACATTGTGCCTATTCCTGGTGCCCATGATGTTGATTGACCAACAATTTTACCGACACCACTAATAAGAGATCCAACTTTATATTTTACAATGTCACCGTTCTTATATTTCGCCATAATTTTCACACCTTTTGTTTTCTTGATTATGTCTATAATATAACGCATTAATAAATAATGTCAAGATATTCTTTTTCAAAAATTTTATCTTCAGCATTCATTTTTGGTGAATAGACTTGACGAATGCCACCAGAACTTTTGGCGAAATGTATTCTCAGTTGATTAAACCTTACCACATCATTATATACTTTTTCAGGATATTCATACCATACATCCCAAAACATTCGTTCAGGATTGATATATTCGTGTTTTCCAATGATACTTGCAAATGCATAGTTAGATTTATTTATATCATGTTCAGAAACATCAGGAATACCGAATAACATTGATTCTTTTACTTCACTGATAAACATCCCGGTATAAAATCCATCAAGATCATAGGTATTCATAAAAATATCAGCATTACACCAAATGGCAACTATCTTCTTGGTTTTTAAATACGGAACTGTTCTTTCATTGATAATAAATCCTTCCGGTCCTTTACTATACAGACCTTCTGGTGATCCATGACCACACATAATAATAATGTTATGTTGACATATCAAATGGATGGCATCATCAGTTGAAATATATGGGTTGGTAATTACGGTATAGTCTTTACCCTCATATATTTTTGAAAGAAAATCAGTGGTCGGGTCTTTCGGATGGATAACAAGTGTATTCATGGATTCACCTTTTATTTAAGATTATATCCATATAATAACACATTTTTTATTATTGTCAAGTAAAAAAATGGTAGGGATGGTAGGAGTCGAACCTACAAAAGACGCAGGGTTTGAGCCTGCCGCATATGCCAATTCTGCTACACCCCCATTTATCTAATACGATTCTCTCTTTTCAAAACCATTTTCTTTTAACGAATCAACAAGAGAATTATCATTAACAATAATGTCAGCAAGATATCTCCCATATTTGCCCTTTTTATCCTTATATGTTTTTATAATTACATCTTTATCAAGAACCATATCTTTTACGAATTGTTTTGCCTTTAGACCTTCTTTATATTCTTCATTGCATGATGGGCGATAAGTTTCTGGTGTATCAATACCGTATAAACGTATTCTTAATTTTTTTGTTATTTCAAAACCTAAATGAATTATTACATCAAGAGTATCGCCATCGACTATATTTATAACCTTTCCTTTATATTCATACATAATACACATTCTCCTTGTATTATGTATTTATATAAAGAATATAATATTTTATGGTACCGGAGTCTGGAATCGAACCAGATCATGACGGATATGAGCCGTCATTCAGACCATCTACACCGGCATACTATTTTCAATCTTCTTACAGGCTTTCATAATAGCCAATCTTGAATCAACAATAGCTTGTTCAATATCTTTCAGTGTGTTGATTGTGGATTCATTCACTTGTTTATCAAAAAGAAATCTTGCCGCTTGGTCAAGACGTGGAAAATAGCCTATATTTTTCCATGTTTGTTCACCAGCATGTTTTCCTTTTTGTGGAATATATGCTTCTTCAATAATCCAATTAAGTTTATCAAGTTTTCTGAGTCTGTATTGTTCGTTTATCTCTATAATCATTATATTACCTTGATGGAGGGCCATGAAGGAATCAAACCTTCTCTGTCTGGTTCGTAGCCAAACGTCTGGATTCACCAGATGGCCCATAATTTTTGAGCGAGCGACAGGATTCGAACCTGCAATGGATTTCTCCGCCAACTTGGAAGGCTGGTGTCTTACCGTTAGAACTACGCTCGCATTTTAATATATGCCAGAATAAAATATTTCAGCATCATATACTTCATTTGATGTCGGTATCGGTTTCTTATCAGATTCAATTTCCATGGCATCATATACTTCATCAAGTGTTGTTTTATTAACGAAATCTTCTGATAATTGCAAATCTTTAATTAATTTATCAACGACTTTTTCTTTCTCAATCAATTCTTTATATCGTTCTTCTGATATTGTTATATTATCATTCATTTTATCACCATTTAAATACGGAAATCAAAAACAGATACTGTTGATCTATCATTGCCAATTTTTTGTTCAATAAAACTTTTCAATGAATGCAAATCTGACATAATTTCATTGAGAGATTTTTCTTTCTTAAGCAGTTCTTTATATCGTTCTGTGGAAATAACAATAACATCGTCAGATTTTGTAACTACTGTAAAATCATCCATATTTTCCTCTTATTATAATTTGGTAGGGATGGTAGGAGTCGAACCTACAAAAGACGTGGGGTCTAAGCCCACCGCATATGCCAATTCTGCTACACCCCCATTTACCATGTCCCGGTTAAATATTTGATTTTTTTCTTCAAATCATCTATCTCTCTATCTTTCTCTTTTACTAATTCACGATAATAACAGTGTTCATGTGCAAATTTCTGACCTGTTCCATCACCCATTCCAATTTGTATACTACCAGATTGAAACGGTAATCCACAAACTACACATACAATTTTATTGTTTTTCATTGTATATCCATCCCGATATAAAATATCCCATATGAAGTTCTCTGCCAGCTTTCATATCACATATTTTTCTTTTATTACAATCTTCACAGAGAATAGAACCACCATACATACATGGATGTTTTATTTTGAATATATTTTTTGCCTTATTACGTTCTTTATTCATATCATGTAATCCTGGCGGAAGGTATAGGATTTGAACCTATGCAGGTATTACCCTGGCCACGGATTAGCAATCCGACACATTGCCGCTCTGTCAACCTTCCATATTGGAGGCCGGAGAGGGATTCTAACCCCCGAAACACTGTTTTGCAGACAGCTACCTTAAACACTCGGTCATCCGGCCATATATCTTTTTACTTTACGGTTGTATTTCTCTATCACTCGTTCTTTATCGGATTTTAAAAATACATTATTTACAACAGGTTTTGATTGTTTTCTATTTTCTTTTCTTTTAAAAAGTCTCATAACGGCACCTCTTAATAAAATAATGGATGTTTATGAAAAGGATCACCACGCCTTTTCCGGTATCAGGTGTGTTCATACCGGGACCATAAACATCCTTATATGATATATTCGGTATAAAGCTCCAGTCGTGACAAGGAGCGGGTATGGGTTTACCACTGGGGTTTCCACCTGCCGTCGCACGTCCCCTACCGAATATGTAATTTTTGGGATTTACACCCAGGGTAGAACTGACCAATGGCCTTCTATCTACCTATGAAATGAACCGATCTGTGAAACACCACATATCACAGTCTTTTTGGGATATTTGGCGGCCGTCCCTGTAGGTGTCTGTATCTTTATCCGTTACTTGATGGGTGCCATGATGCGTCCTTGAACCGTCATCTTTCTCATTGTGTGCCCACAATTGATTTCACGGAGATACTATCGGTTACAATTTATAATAACTTTGACCTACTTACCTGTTACCATCAGGTATCGGTGTTCGGCCAGTCCTTGTGATGTCCGTAGGCATTGAAATCAACAAGGAAAATATGGCCCTTCTGGTAGGATTCGAACCTACGAAATAACCACGACCATTTTTCAGGTCTCAACCGTGTAAGGCGCCAATTATTACACGGCATCAGAAGGATAAATTCAAAATTTCGGGAAACAAAGACCGGTGATCTTTCGGAACCACCCGAACTCCACCGGCCCCGTTTCCCAAGGAATCTACTACATCTCAACTGGTCAGGTATTGACTTTTCGATTCCTTAAAATTATAACCAAGAGGTCGTCTTGTTTTATAATTTGCGAGGGTTTTATCCCCCCGAAATTCATATTATCATTTATATTTTATACTATAACACAATCAGAGAGAATGTCAAGTATTATTTTTATATATAAAGATTATGTCTATCGGCCAGATCATGACGATATTGATCAAAATCAATAAAATCACCATTTTCGTCCCGAAGAACCCAACGACCATTTAATTCATTACCATTTGGGGTCTTGCCGTTTTCTCGCTTCATAACAAAACCATTTTCAAAAATGTATTTGTTATCTTCTGTATAACAATGATATTTCGTTTTCATTATATCATCCTTTTTTACCGATTTCAGAAGCAACGAGTGAACGGCGACGTTTCATTTCTTCAACAAAACCATCCATTCCATCGATATTGGCCACATTTTTGATTATTCTGTCATAACGAGAAAGTTCTTTCTTCACACTTTTAAACTTTCTGTCTTTTTGTATATTTTTGTATGCCATAATAATCACCTTGTTTTCCCTTGATTATGTCTATGCTATACAACATCTGGCAGGAAAGTCAAGGATTATTTTCTGAAATATTGATACCGTCTTCCATAATATACAATATCAACAAACATTGATATGCCGGCCAATACAAAATGACCAAAACCAGCTAAGATAATATCGGTAAAAATTGAAAATACAAATCCATACCAATAAAAATCATCAGTATCTTTAAACAATTCATTATCATCATTGAATACCAAAACAAAAAATATCATTATGGCCACAAACCAATAAACGAATAATGATGCATTCAGTAAAAATGGAATACTATATACTGAACCAATAATAAAAGATGATAAAACGGCAATGTCTACAAACTTTCCAATAATTGTTTTCATTTTATTATTTTATTATTTTGTTGGTAGCCCCAACTGGAATTGAACCAAACATCTATGCTTTATCAGAACATTGTTTTACCATTAAACTATGGGGCCATATATCTGGTAGGGATGGTAGGAGTCGAACCTACACTGGGCAGATTTTAAGTCTGCTGCCTCTGCCAATTGGGCTACACCCCCATTTTCACATTTCATTTTAATTTTTGGAGGGACGCACAGGGATCAAACCTGAATCTTCATGGGCCACTACCATGAGCTTTATCATTAAGCTAACGTCCCAATTAATAAATGTATTCTACCAACATACATCAATAAGAGCCGTCCCTTTTTCGATTGGCAATTTACCACCTTTTGCCAACAATTTCATAATAAGACGAACATTAAATTCCCATTTACCATCTTTAATAGTTCCCATTTCGATAGAATTGAATGGTTCAGTGGCATCAAATTGAACTTCATATACTCTGTCATTACCCAATTCCTCATAAGCCACAACCTCATAATCATCAGGTACATCTGGTAATGACTTTGCCAGTTCGTCAAATTCATGATACGGAATGACCAAATATTCTTTTAGTTCCATAATAGCATACCTTAGTTTATTTTTGATGTTGATATAACTATATTACATTCAAACAGAACTGTCAACCATTTTCTTTGTCAATGATTTCAATTTGATAAACCATCTATCCAATCGTATTCTAAACGAATAATAAGAACAAAACAGTCTATGACGTGTCATTGATATAATTTAATATTTGTGGGGTGTGATGGAGTCGAACCACCCGAGCCATTGGCAGAAGATTTACAGTCTTCCCCGCTACCACTTACGGTATAACACCCCAAAATTAATTATTTGGTGGGGCCGAGAGGATTTGAACCTCTACGCTCAAAAGCGACTACGGGTTTACAGCCCGGTGCATTACCATTCTGCCACGTCCCCAAATTATTCTTATTTACTGAATCTTTCTGCTGATTCAAGTGCCATCTTTATTCTTTGTGCCCCTACTGGATTTGCCGAATGAATATTCCAACCGGGCATCTTTATCTTTCCTGACACAACAAGCCTTTCAATAACACAGGCCACATCGTATCCTGTTTTATCTTCCCCAAGGTCATGATCAAAAGATATGTAAGTTACATCACAAGTCTTTATCATATGGATTGCTTCGTCAGCCGTTCTACAACCAACAAAACCATCAGGAATGGGCCTTATGTCATCAAGATAAATCTTCATTTTATTTGGTGC